GCTATAATTACTAATTTGTTAGTAGCCATTTATTCTCCTGTATGTTAATATAAATTATCTTCATCCACTTCAATATATGGAATCATACCACTATCAGAAAGACTTCGAATATCTTTCGTCAGTGTTTCTATAGCTGTTTCTACAGCTTCTTTAGATTCTCCAGAGCATATGTCGACTATTCGCTCTAGAGACTCAATAGCATTCATTACCTTACAATACGTAAGGGCAACTTCTTCTTCATCTTCGCTACACATACATAAATCATCAACACCATCTTCATAGCATTGAGGTTCATCTGTGTAGTCTTCTTCGTCGTAACGATAATCGTCATCATCGTAATAGCCATCAATTTCGCAACATCGATACATGTTTATTCCTTCCTAGTCATTTTATGTATAAGCATGGTTAATCATACTTTATATAAAAACATAGTAACCCCCTTAAGTAGATATCTATATACTATATAAATAATATCTAATTTAAATTAGGTTACTATATCAACTTATTTACTCAAACTCTTAAGTACGAACTCTAATGTATCCGTACTAACACTATATGTCAATGTTCCATTAGGCATAATATAGAAAGATTTAGAATTAAAGATCTTATCTATTTCATTAACAGACTCTTTAGTTAATACAGTGTTAAAGGACACTGTATCATAAACAACTATTCCATTTTCCATAACGAATGTACAATGCGGTGGACATGTAAGATCATAAGCTTCTGTTATCTCTGGTAATGGTGTAACTTCTTTAATCATAACCCATTCTATAGTATCATCTAGTACCATATCTCTATATTTACTCCAGAACTCATCTCGCTTAAAGAAATCTGGATAAGCATTTATAATATCCAAGATAATATGCTTTTGGAAACTACCGCCATAAGTAGGTACTACGCTTTTAATAACATTAGAGACTTTACTAGCAGATCCATTGTCTTTTTGACCATTAAGGAATGTTCTTAACTCTTGTAGTCTATATAGAGGTAATGTTGGAGTATATTCTACTTCTATTACCTCGTCTAAATGTTTGTTAATAGTATCTAGGTTTTTAGCTTTATTCTCGTTTAGTAGTTTAAGTTTGCCTTTAGCGCGTTTAAACGTACCTAGAGTAGAACGTATAGAATATTCTATAGTACCTGATTTACGTTGTGATACAGTTACTGAAGATGACATACCTAAGCTATGTATAAGTCCTGATAACTCATATGCTAGTTTTTGACTCGTAGTAGAGTATGAAATAGCTTTATGACCTAATGCGCTTATCGTTACAGTTCCGTCTGTATCTATAAGACCACTATAAAGACCCCATCTGAACCCTGGTGAAGTATTAACCCAGAATGAAGGTAGCTGTTTATTTCTAGCTCCATGACCAATGTACTTACGTAGTAGGTTAGCTACTGGTTTAAAGTACCAAGTATGTTTACTATGTTTATATATACCATTATCAAATTCATGGTCTTCAGTATGCGTGTATGGCTTACCTTCGTACCCATATGATTGTAATATACTAGTAATTTTATCCTTTATACTATCATATACTGTCGATAGCATTATAGCAGTCATTTCTCTATTCTGAAGGTTAACAGATGGAAAGTTAACCCATCCATCTCCTATTATAACTCCAAATAGATATCCTAAGTCAAAGTTGAGTTTAAACTCTACTCTTTCCTCTTGGATAGTGTATTTAAGTTTACCAGGTCTAACATACTTATCAAAGCTATTCTTAAGTTTAGGCATAACCATACCTATCTCTGGATTAGCTCTAATATAATTAAGATGTTCATCTAGTGTTACTAAACTATGATCATCACTGCATTGTAATGTAGCTCCTTTATAGGTCTTAACATTAAGCATAGTTAAGTCCTTATGTATAGAGAATGATTCTGGATGTACCCATTTTAATTCTCCTTCCCACATAGTTAAGATTTCTACGTTCTCTGGTACTTGATAGTACTCTTTATTTCCTTCTGTTTTGATTAACTCTTCCCTAGGAAAATCTTTAAGGTTGATTAACCCATTAGAGTAAGTTATTCTAAATTTATCGCTCATAGGCATAGTATGTTCCTTATTAATGTTATTGATATTGCTATCAATAATATCTTTATTCGGAACTTTTTTGTTAATTTTGTTAAAATAACGCATGTATACTAGGCCTAAGAGGCTGTCACCGTCGTACACTTTCTTAGTTACCATCTAGCTCTTTTTGTATATTTATGGTAATACTACTATAGTTATAGTAGTTACTTATGCTTTCGCATAAGATGAGACTATATCTCTTACATATTACTATATGTAAGTTACTGCATTTCGATTTAAGGGATTCTCACCCGCCCGCTAGGGCCCTACTCCTGTTGCTAGTTATTTTAAGACGTCTAGCCAAGGGATAGTCGTTGAACTCAAATGTTTTACTAACCTATAGTTAGCATTCACATTCTTCGCTGCGTCGGTTGCCCAATGTAATAAAGTTTTTACCATGCTATACACTTCCATTACTGGGTATAGTATTATAGTGTATTTCTACCTATAAGTGGTATTTATTACCTCTAAGGGTGTTCCCGCAATTAACAGTAAATGACCTTGTTTATGATAAGTATAAAATATGGTTTTACATAACCGCTTCAGCTTACCATCTCGACTGATCGCCGTCCAGTTTGCCTAAATGATAGACACTACTACTAACACTACCAAAGTATTTCTCTCCATCTTTAGGATACTCTGGAAGATCTAATACTTCAGTATCTAGATGTACTTTAACTCTTCTACCTATAGCAGTTGACTTAAGATATACACCTGATGGATATATAGAACCTAAATTTATAACAGGATATCGAGTTACTGTAGCTTTAGATTGTTTAGATACTTTAGCTACTGATATGTATAATAACTCTCCATATGTTATAGGTCTTAGTTTATTAACATTAACTTCTTTAGGTATGTTATTAGTATCTTTTATAACATAGATATCTTTACCTTTATCTTCTACTAACGCTATATAATCTTCTCCTAGTTTAGCATAATCATTTTTAACTACATCTTGTCTAAGTTTATTAAAGATATTATTAAGACCTTGAGCTGTAGTCCAAGCTTCTTTATCTTTAGCATTAGCTGTTTTGAAAGTAGTCTTAAGTGTTTTACTATCTATAACTTTAACGTTATTAGACATCGGGTTAGCAACACCTATGATAAAGTATTTATGTACCTCATGAACTGCTAAAGGCATGATAGACTTAACGAATTGATAAAGACCTACAGTAGTATCGTTAAAGGATATCTTATTAGGATCTTTAAGATCTGATACTACATTAGGTAATGCTGTAAGAACATTACGAGTGCCATCCATTAGACCACGTGATGCCCATTTAGATTGTATAAAACCTCGTTTACCTTCTAAGATGTTCTTAATATATTCAAATACGTCTAGGGCTATGAGTTGTACTCTATAACGATATGGATCATAGTTAGCATAGTTATTCTCTCGTATAGTGTTATTACGTATACCATTAACAGCCATGATCATTCTAGAATAAAGGTTATTGATTTCATCCTGTGTAGGTCTACCTTTAGAGTCTTCTTCTATATCTCTTAGACCTGCTGGTAGTACGTAGAAATAACGTATTAGATTTTCAGGACGTAGTGCTTTAAGTACGACTTCTATAGACACTGAACGAGATTTAGAGTCTGAGTTAGTGAATTGTACTTTATGTATGTTCTGCATAAAGAATTCGTATCCTGTAGAACCTTTAGGATCCTCTATGAATGTACCTAGTTCTGTATTGAAACTAGCTTTGATTTTACCAGATAGTATCTTATCGAATATGGAATCTAAGCTTATAAGTATCTTATAAGCAAATGGGTGTATGATAGGCATTTTGAGATCTATATATCCTGGTTTAAGCATACGGAGTTGAGTATCGCGTGTACCGAATATAGTTTCTGAAAATAAACCTTTAGGATCGTACACCTTACTGTTAGACTCGTAGATAGCTAAGGAAGTTACCTCTCCCATATCTTTTAACTGTTCTGGCTTGATCGTAAGAAAATCTACGTTGAATAATTTATCTAGTAACGCAGCCATCTCATCTCCTTATGTTGTGTAAGTTGTATCTAGGGTTTAGATCAGTCAAGAGCCTTATTTCCTTAGGGTTTCTTGGCTGACCATAACGACGGTCAGTATGATTTTAGAACATAAGGAGCACCTATGGCTAAAGATGATTTTGAAGACATAGAAGATTTTGAAGATTTTGATTTCTCGGAGCTTGACGACGACGATGGTACTGATGTTAGTAACACCACACAAGGTCCTAACGATAAGGGTAGAAAACCTGTAGAGAAAACTATAAGAGAAGTTTATAAAGCTGCTAAGGATAATATTAAAAGTAAGAGTGCTAGAGAACATGCTACTAAGATACTAGAGAAGAGTTTAAGTAGTGATGCTAATGGAGCACTGAATGATCTAAAGTGGGAAATCTCTAAGATAAAAGATGATGCTACTAAACAGCTAAAACCATTAGGTAACACATTATCTAATATAAGTAAAAGTCTTGCTAGTAGTTTACCTAAAGGTAAGATAAGTAACTTACTAGAGACATTAAGTAAGAAACTTAAGAGTGATAATGATAGCTACTATGGAGAGTATAAAGAAACTTTATACGATTTTAAAAATGGTATAGAGAGTTCTTTATCAGAGCTAGATAATAAACTAGCTGGATTAAGTTCTGAAGCTGCATTAGGTAACCAAAAGATGGGTAATGAACTGTTAAAACAACAGTACATGAACCTAGTGATAATGAAAGAACAAGATAGGTTGTTCTATAATAAATCTTTAGAACTACAGTGGAGAACTGCTACTGGTATTGAAGATATGTTAAAGTTCCAAAGAGAACAGTTTCAATCTTTTACTACACAGTTCGAAAGTATCATAAAGAATACTTCACTACCTGAAGCTGTTAAGTTAAGGAATGCTGAAGTAGCTGGTATGGTACTGAAACAAAAAGCTTTTAATAGCTTATCAGAAAGTATCTTTAAGAAAGTAAATCCGTTAGAAGCATTTAGTACTGCTATAAACAGAAGAATAAAAAATACCATATTGAACGCTAGAGATGCTGCTGATAATATCGAAAACAACCTTAGTCTAACTGATAATGATGGTGTATCTAAAGCTACATTAGGTGGTATGTTTGGTTCTGAAATACTTCTAAGTATGGTACATAATAAACTAGGCAAGATGATACCTAGTAAATACAGAAACAGACTAGATGGTAATATAATAGCATTAGCTAGTAATCCATTAGACTATCTTAAGAGCTTAAGAAAAAGTGAAGCTCAAGGTCTATCTGGTAAGATACTTAATAAGTTAGTAGGTGTTATAGAAGAAGGTATGCCTACTAAGTCAGCGTTTAATAATACTAAATTAGGTAAAGCTGATTTAGATAGCCAAGCATTATTCGACGGTAGAACACATAGTACTATTAACACAGTTATACCTATGTTACTATCTAAGATACATAACGAAGTTCATGGTCTTAGAACTGGTAAAGACGTTAGTGAAGATACCGAATTAAGATTCGATGTTAAAACACAATCTTTTAAATCCACTAGTGAAGTTACTAAAGACTTAAGATCTCATATAGCTAAAGATATGGTAGCAGTTGCTAAGAGTAGAGCATCTGGTATGCGTAATGAAGTTAAAGAGAGACTTAAGAAAGTTCATAGTCCTAATAAAGATAAAATATTAGCTAGATTAGATAAAGCTATCATAGGCTATATTACCGAATATGGTACGTTATCTCCAGAAGCTATGACTAAGGTAGAGTTCTTAAGATATTTCCCTACTGATATGCAATTAGAAGCAGGAGATTTATTCGGACAGTTCTTACATAGTTTAAGAACTGAAGGTAACTCTAGAGGTATCTACGATCTATTTAGTAGATCTGACGACTTCTTAAGAATGTCTACTGCTACTATGCAAAATTACGCTACTGGTATGAATGCCGATATAGCTATTAAACAAGGGCTATTAACTAGTAATGGGTTAACAGGTAGCATGTCTACTAATGCTGAAGGTATAAAGAATATCTTTAATAAAGCAAGTAAGAGCAAACGTTATAACGGTAGATATGAACTATACGAAGACTATGATGTCTACGATATGGACTGGAGAAACTCTCTAAGGCATGATATAGATAGTATTAGGAACTTTAGGATAGAAGATAATCCTACTGGAGAAGTAACAGGTAGATATGGTACTAGAATGACTATCGAAGAAGTTGACAGTTTTGAGCAAGCTGAACAATCTTATAGGTTAAAAAGAGAACAGTTTATAAGGGCGTTTAGAGAAGATCCTGTTAACATAGCATTACAAGCTACTGATCCTGCTGCTTATGAACGTAAGTTGCAGAAAGCTTTAAAGGATTTTGATAAAAAACCAATTATCAGTACGCTATTAAAGAAAATAAAAGAAAAACTAGACGAAGCAGGTGGGGATATCAGAAACTCCGAAGCGTTCATGGGTGTTAACGATAATATAAAAAGAGCTGGTGAAGCTGTTAATAAAGCAGCTAATGATATGAAAGATAGTGCTGTTAACTTCTATAACGATAATAAAGATGATGTTATAAATAACGCTACTAATTTTTATAATAGTAGTAAAGATACTGCCACTAACTTTTATAACAATACTAAAGATACTGTTACAGGTGCTTATGACCAACTTAAAGAAAACGTTAGTGGTCTTAAAGATGATGTTGTAACCTATGTTAACTCTAAAGGTATCAAGACTGATGTTACTATGGACGATGCTAAAGCATTTTACCATCAGAATATGTCTAAGATAATAGGTGGTGTTAATAAACTATACGAAGATGCTAAGAATGTAGACACAGAAGCTATCAATAAGAAGAAACAAGAGTTGATAGACCAAGCTAAGAAAGTATTACCAACTGAACAATTTGAAGCTGCTAAAGCATATATAGAAAGTAAAGATCCTAGAGAATTGATGCAGGATGTTATAGAACAAACTAAATCAGCTGCTACTGGTGGTAAAGAGTTAGCAGAGTTAGCTATAAGAGCTGCTAATGGGGATCAGGAAGCTATAGAAGAGCTTAAAGAGAAAGCTAGTGGTGCTGGTTCTACTGCTAAAGAGAAAATAGAACAACTACAAGATGAACTATTAGAAGCTAATCAAAAACTTAAAGAAGCTACTACTAAGAAAGCTAAAGACCTTAAAGATAAAGTTGACAATTCTGAGTATATTAAGAACATTAAGAAAAAGAAAGTTGGTGATAGAACTATAGAAGAAAGAGAAGCATTAATTAACGATAGAGTTGATAAGATATTTAACGCTATGGGTAACTTTGCTGGCTTTCTTAAGAACCCAGCTGGATTATTAAAAGATTTAGCTATAAGAGGAGCTAAGGGTGCTATAAAAGCACCGTTTACATTCTTTACTTCCGACTTCGCTAAGAACGCTAGAGCTACTGAAAGAGAAATGTATAAACGCTTCTTTACTAAAGGTATTCCTGCTATAGGTAGAGGCGTAAGAGATGGTGGTATAGGTGCCATATTAGCGTTAGCAAGTACAATAGGATTAGCACAAAAAGGAGCTGATGGCGTATGGAACCATCCGCTAGCTAAAGTATTTCGCCGTAAAGAAAGAGAAGCTTATGGCGTAGATGACCCAGATGATCCTAAGAATAAAAACACCTGGAGAAATAGACTTAAGAACTTTGGTACTAAGTCTAAAGATAGTTTAAAAGGTGCTCTTACCGGTAAAGATAAAGATGGTAATAAGTTATCATTCTTTAGTAGACTTAAAGAACTGCTTAAACCATTACTATTTACAGTACCATTCTTATTAGGTAGTGTTAAAGATGCTGTTATTAGCGTAGGCAAGGGCATCTTTAAAGTAGGTAAAGGTATTTATAAAATAGGTCAGTACGTATGGAAAGGTATTAGAAGCATCTACGAATTCGGTAAAAAGATGTTCGGTAAGCTAGATGGTGTATTTAAATCTCTAGGAGAGTTAACAGGTAAAGGATTAGTAGCTGCTGGTAGTGCCGCTGCTACTGGTGTTACTAAAGTTACTGAAGCTGCTATGAAAACTAAAGCAGGTCAAGCTGTAGCTGGTACTGTAGCGGAAGGAGCTGCTGCGTTAAGTAAAACATCTATAGCTAAAAAGATTACTGGTGTTCTTAAATCCTTTACAGAACCGATTATGAAACGTTTAGGGTCTATAGCTGGTAAGAAACTAGTAGCCGAATTAACAGTTAAGATAGCGTCTAGGGCTGTTCCTTTCTTAGGATGGGGTTTATTACTATATGATGCTGCTATGGCTATTAAGTACATGACTGTTGATGGTTTATCATTTACGTCTGCTGTTAGTAAAGCAGTACTAGGATTCGATTTATTCAATAACGATGATGTAGCTGTTGATAAAGACGGTAATCCTATTAAACCAGATGAGCCTGAGAAAGCTTATGAAGATGCTAAGAAGAAATTAGAAATGGAAGATAATAATAAGAAAGGTAAAGCTTATTATGTAGGTGATAAACAAGTTACTAAAGAAGAATATGACAAAGTCCAGAAAGAGAATGAAGAGGCTAAGAAGAATGGAGAGAAACTACAACCAACTTCATTTGTTAGTATCTCTAACGATGAATTTGGGGGTGGAATAGCTACTGAAGATAGTAAACGTTATACTCAGTTCTTAAAAGCGTTTAATAAACTAGATGGGCTACAAAGACAACTTAAGATAGAAGTTGTTGTAGGTAATGATACAAGATATTGTGGTCAATTAGTAGATAAAATCTACTATAACATAGGCGAGTATGCTAATAACATCTACTGGAATATTCTAGAAGAAGGTAATATGCTATATCGTAGAAAAGATCCTGAGAAAGAAGAAGGTGAAGCTACATATACATTACTAGATAAAGAACAGTATATTAAAGCTTTACATACATTAAACGCACCATTTGCTAAGAATATTAAGAAAGCTATAGCTGGTGATGAAAATCCTACTTATGAAAAATTCCTTATACTCTATCATAAGTTTATAGAAGATAAGATACGTAGGATACAAGAAGCTGTAATAGAGAAAGCTGATAAAGATAGTAATAAGGGTGGTATCATGGGTATACTTAAATCTCTTATAGCTTCATTATTTAGTAACTCTGTTAGTGAAGGTAAATCTGGACCACAATATGCTAAGAACCAACATTCATTCCGTAATGATCTGAATAAAGATGTTAATGCTACTATAAGAGAAACAACTGTAGATACCTCTAAAGTTATGAGTAGTAGTAACAATACTGGTTACTCAGGTGTTCAAGCTGCTACTAACGTATCAATATACGACGAAGCTAAAACTAGTAAGTCTAATAAAGAAAAAGGTATGACTAAAGAGAACCTAATGGCTATAGCTGTTAAAGCCATGAATAAATTAGGTTGGTCACCTAGAGAACAAGCTATGTTCTTAGCTAACGTGCAGCATGAAACTGGTAACTACCGGTGGTTTGCAGAAATGGGTAATGATAAATATCTTAGTAGATACGAAGGTAGAGTTAAAGATCTTGGTAACGATCAACCTGGCGATGGTATTAAGTATAAAGGTAGAGGACTAATACATCTTACCGGTAAGAAAAACTATGCTGAAATAGGTGCTAGATTAGGTATAGATATTGTTAAGAACCCACAACTACTAGAAGATGACCCACAGCTAGCTGTAGCATCTGCTATCGAATGGTGGAATAGACAAAAAGAACGTTATAAATCATTTAGAGAAGCCATAGCTAACGATGATATAAGAACTGTTAATAAACAAGTTAACGGTGGTGCTAATGGTATGGCAGAACGTATAGCCTACTATGATCAGTTTAAGAAGGCTTGGAATATAGACGGCGGTATGACTGCTGGGCAATCTACAGATACTGCTAATGGTGCTATGTTCCAGCAAGCGTTAAAAGGAGATTTCGCTAGTACTAAAGGTATAGAAGGTATCAATGTTAACACTGGTACTGTAGGTACGAACACTGACTCTGCTTATGTAGGTATGAATACTAATAGTGGTTATACTAATAAGTATAACGATGCAGCTGTTAGTGGTATAGATCTATCTAACCTACCTGAGAAATCTAAAGCACTAGTAGAGACTATCAATAAGAAAGCTACTTGTAAACCTGATGGTACTGGTTCTCAAGGACTATGTGCTACTTATGTAAGAGAAAGTTTAGAGTCTGCTGGATTTAAAACGTCTGATGGTTCTACTATAAGTAGTAAATATAGAGATAAAGGACTAGCTGGTTCTGCTTATATGTACGACAGTAATGGAATCATGTCAGATTTAGGATTTGCTAAGATAGATCCTAATACTAAACCACTACCAGGTGACGTTGAAGTATTTAATAAGACTAAGTCTAACCCACATGGACATATACAAGTCTATAATGGTGAATATTGGGTATCAGATTTCCATCAATCTGGTGGTTCAAAACACCGTAAGTATGGTACCCCTAGTAGAAAATATGATGGAAGTGTTCCTAGTCTTTATAGGTATGCAGGTGATAATGCTAACTCTGATGTTAAACAAGAAGAACCTGAAGTGCCTACTAAAGCAGATGGTAGTACTACAGAAACTACTGCTACTGAAACTGCTTCTAATACTTATAACAGTATGCCTACTACTGGTAGTTTAAGTACTGTAGGCTCTGTACCAACAGCTACTGGTATTAACACTAGTGAAGGTACTACAACCACTAGTATGGATGTTCAGAGAGCATCTGGTACTAACATGGCTATAGATTCTTTATCAGAAGTTATAGAGAGTGGTAACGACATCCAGAGTAAACAACTAGATGTTAACGAACAAGTGTTACAAACACTTAAAGAGATGAAAGGGCTATTAGGTACTGGCGATGATCTAGCTGCAACTAGAGTACAGAATCAGAGACAAAATATACCTAATATAAACAAAGGTAATCTTAAGGATATAAATTATGAAGGTTATACTATGAATAATACTAATCCTGTAAGACCATTTAGACCTGAAGCTGCTGTAGGACAATACAGGGTAAAATAAAAAAGATAACAGTAAGAGAGCTTAAGCTCTCTTACTGTTCTTATTATTTTTAGGTTCTGGTACTACCAGTCTTGCTTTCTCGAATACAGGTACAGTATGATCAGCTCTATAACTATTGATAAGTTCTATTACATTCTCATCTGTAAATCTATCTTCTTTCAGTAACTTTTCTATGTCTTTTACTATGCTAAGATAATTACCTAGTTTAGTTATGTTCATATAGATAGGTTCTGATAGTTCTGGTACGTATTTATCACGTACTACCCATTTGGCTATGGTTAATGGTAAAGTATTCTCTTTAAGCCATTTTTGCATCTTACTATCTTGTGCTACTCTAGAGGATATTGCATATGCCATGATAGCCCAATAGTTTGGTAGTTTGATAGTAGGTAGTTTCTTAATTATACCTAGATCTTTATTACTAAACTGTCCTTTCATTAGTAGCCTATATGGATAGTCCTTAGTAGATATATATTGCATAAATTTACCTATGCTACGTACTTCTCCTATAACAGTCTTAAATAGATAGTTATAGTTAATACTTAAAGCTCTACCTAGGATATGATTACTCTCTGTTACTAGAGAGATATAATCTTTACCTTCTTCTTTTCCTGTTACATCTGGAAACTCTATTTTATTCAACATTCGTATTTACCTCTAATTCATCTGGAAGAGAACTTATATATTCGTTCTTAATCTTACTAGCTTCTTGTGCTCTTAGTTCTTCTTCGTGTTTAAGTTTCTTAGGAAGTAGCAAGTTAGCTATTCTAACACCTAGTGTTCTTAACATCATAGCTTGTACAAATATAGAACCATACGTAGTTAAGATACTATCTTTATACTCTGGCATGATATTAGCATATGCATCTAGTAATCGCTTATCGTGCATAATAGGAGTATATAACTCTGCTACATAAGCTGACTGCCCGTATAGATTAACACCTTGTTGTAAGAATGCACTGTTAAGAGCTTGTAATATCTCTATTCTTGCTTCCTGTTGTCTTGGGTTAGTATAGATAAAAGACTCTAATTTCTTCATACCTTTTATAGTAAAGTAACCAAAGGTATTAATACTATCTAAGTCTGATAAGAACGATACTAGTTCTTTATTGTCTTGGAACATTTCTACTATTATAGTAGCTGATTTATCTAACACCTCTTCTGTTATAAGTTTAATTTCATTATCCATTTTCTAACTCCATATCATCGTCTTCTTCATCATCTTTAAGAGTATCTTGTAGTAACTCTATTTCCTCTTTATCTAATGTCTCTAAGTCTGATATAGGACCAGTTGTATTAAAGACCTGCTGTTCTATAGTTAACCAGTCATCACTATTCTTAGTCTTGATACTAACAGTGAACTTAAACTCTGTAACATTAAATAGATGGGATACTAGTTTAGTAAAACCATCGAATGTCATCTTAGGAGATGTAGCCATCTGGTATAATCTATACTCTAGTTTCTCGTCAAATACCGGACTATTGATTTCCATTCTGTACATCTTATCTCTAGTCTGTGCCATCTTACATAACGTACGTAATTTATTAACGACACCTAGAGACATAGTTATCCTACGGAACATATTTGCTAACACACCATTCGCATTCTGTTCAACTTGCTTACTAAACACCTCAGGTACAGAGGTGTTCTTAACGTCTTGACTAACATCATTAGCCATTTTAACTCCTTGTATCTAACATACCTATTTAGGGACATTAGGTTGTTGTACGGTAGAATAAACAGTATCTATTATTCTCCTTATATAAATAATATGTATTTGAATATATCTTAAGTTAGTGCTTAATGTAATATTCCCTTTAATACTACTATGCAATAAGAAGAAGTTATGAAACCTATCTAATACGTTTATAAACTTTCTTATATCTCCTATAGGATCTAACGGTATTTTACCATCGCTACCTAAAAACTCTAAGAACGTTAATGTTTGTATCTTATCTTCAGACACTAACGTTAGTAATAGATCTTTATTAAGTATATCCTGTTTCATTATGCTTTCAAGTTCATAAGTGTAATATGGTAGTGTTGCAAATACAAATTGAGTTTCTGTATTATAGAGTTTTCTTAAGTCTATAGGTAACTCTAGTATTTGCTTAACTTTATCACCATATGTTAATGGCTTATTACCAGTTACATGTAAGAACTTTTTTAACCATTGGAACATATGTATCTCCAGTGTTATTTTTAATCTTGTAATCTATTATAATACAAAAGATATTACCATTCTAGAACATAGTGTCTAGAATGGTAATATCGTTAAGTATTGAGGATTTAATTGTAACTCTTTATAAGTAACATAAGCTATAGAAAGACTATCTATAGCGTGCTCTGTTAATGTGTTTAAATCTATCTTACTAGCTATCTCTGGTATATTAAGAAGATTAGCTTTCATATCATTCTTATCAGCTGCTCCACCTGCTCCTACTGAAGACTTAATATACTTAGGCGGATACTTAAAAATCTTACACCAAGGATTAGATAACCTAGTAGCTAACTCTATAGTATTTACATACTGAGATAACTGTATAACGGACTTAGGGAATCTAGAGTTCATGAACGCTGCTTCTAAACTTAGTACTACTGGTTGATAGTTAATATTCAACCCAGTTATTATATTATAAAGCTTATGAACTCTAGCTAATAATATGTTATAGTCAGTATCATTAACGAAACTATCTAATACTAGTGTCTGTGAACTAATACCTATAATCTCATTTGTATCACAATCTATATGTAAAATACCTATACCTAAGTTATTACCAGGATCTATACCTATTACATTATAATAATTTACATCATAGTTATACATATAGTTCCTTATAGGTTATAAAATGGTTCTGCTCCGCCTAGTTCTATATTACGTTGGAACTTATTAGCGCTATTAAGATCTAAGATAACATCTAGATCTATATCTACGAAGTAACTTATTTGTGTATCTAATGTTTCATAACCATAGCTTGTTGGTAAATCATAACCATGACAAATACCTAACTCTGTTATCTTCTTACAGTCTTGTAAGTTAAGTAGCTTAAGTACGTCTCTTATTTCTTTCTGTTCATCTTCTAGTAGGTTAAACTCTAGTTTAAAACGATTGATAACAGAACTAACTGATGTTACTACTTTAGGATCTGATGGTTTAATAACAGGAGTAGGATTAAGATATTTATCACTATCAAAACTCATGATAGAAAGTATATCATTACCATTAACTTTATTAACTAAGAAATTATAGTTACGATAGTCTACTAGTTCACATACTTTAGCATAGTAAGCATAGTATTGATTACCATTAATCTCTATCATCTTACGTAACCTATATTTCTGTCTAGTTATAACATCTATATCATCGTTAATAGGTCTAACGATGAATGGAATATGTTTAAATAAAGCAGCGTCTAATACAGAATGCTGACTATACTTATAACTACTTACATCCTCTATGTAAGGAGTACCACCTACTCCTAGTACGAAATATCTTAGCCTAGGAAATACAGGTTGTTCTATAGTACCCATAGGTGTATGATCTGTTGGATAGATACTAAACTTCTCATTGAGTGTTGTGTTCTTATGTACTTTATAATAGCGATTAGCTAACATAGCATTGATAAGAGATAACCCATATATAGACAATTGACTACTCTTTACCATCATTCTCTCCCATTATTTCTTCCATAGTTAAAGCTGGTTGTTCAAAACTATCTTCTCCAGGTACGAACGTAGGTCTAACTAGCTCTGGAGTTTCTGCTAGTTGGTTCTCTTCTGGTTTACGAACTGCTTGTTGAGATCTTCTTTCTGCTTGTGCTTTAAAGATACCTATAACAGTAGCTCTCATATCAGCATCGTTCTTAACAGCTGTTTGCTTTAATCTTGTAGTAGCTGCTTTATCTATAGCACTATCTATAGAGTTAAGTACTTCGTTAGCTACTCTTATATCTCCTGTTCTCTTAGGAGCACCATCTTTAAAAACTTCTGTTACCATTGCTAATCTATAGTTAAGCGTTTTATTAAGCAGTTCTTGTTCTTCTTCTGTATATATCGCATTATTGTTATTAGACATATCGAATCTCCTTATATACTGTATGGTCTTTAGAAAATCAGTCAAGATCTACCTATAGCTAGCTATGCAGGTGATATTTTAATATTACTAGAGCTGGTAATTTTTGATTTTAAAACATTAATATATAAGGAGTTCGAATGGACATAGGTGTAATAGTTTACACAGACGGTTCTGTAGGACCTACCGTACCTGGGTATATGGGTATGGGGTATCATGGGTATTTTTATAGTATGGAGTCAGAATATAAAAAATCTGGAGATAGACCTAAAGATGGTTTTGTAACGAAGTTAGGATATGTGTGTACTCAAAACTCTGCTAACTTTGCTAACCATAATATGGAACATATCCAAGTTAACCCATTAGGATATTTAGATGGTCATTATGCAGATGGTAAAACTATAGGAGACTCTAATGTAGCTGAGTATAGAGCTATTAAGTTAACGTTAGAGAAAGTAAAAGAGTTTATAGATACTAACAATGATTATACTCTTAAGAAACTAGAGATCTTTACAGACTCTCTAAATGCTATATCTTTATATAACATCATTAAGATGTTCTATAAGAACCATAAAGAAGAGTTAGATACTGAAGAGAAGTTAAATAGCTATATAGAAGAGAAATATGGTAGTAGAGCAGAATCAAGTAGAACTTGGTTAAAACTTATGTATCCTATTTATGTTAACTTCATAGAGTCATTAGGACATCCTGAGGTAGTATTTACTAAAGTAGAGGGACATAGTGGTAACACTGGTAATGAAATAGCAGATATGTTAGCAGTAACCGCTAGGAAGATATCTCAAGATGGTAGTGAAGTAGATAACTTATTCTGGTCTATGGATAAGTATTGGAAACCAGTAGTTAATAAACCTACTTTCTTAAGGTTTAGACAGCTGTATTTTATCCATAATACTAATAATAACATAACACCTGATAAAGCTTATTTTACTGTTATGGATTATGGTTCTATAGATGTTGGTAAACGTTCTGGAGAAACATTATACGGTATCGTAAGGATGGATAATATCCCAAGAGAGATAGTGGATGTTATGGAGAACTATCAGAAACAATATGTAGAATATCCTATGTTAGTCTATACGATAGATCTTGATAAACTTTATAAGCCTGATTATAATAAATACATTATGAACTTAGGTATAGACTCTATGGTTCGTGATAAGAATGGTAATATGCTAGCGATGAGTAGAGAACCATTTGTATATCCTATTAAACCAGCTGGACTAGCTAAAAGAGTTTATGATAATACGAATAGTCTAATATCTACATTAGAGACTGCTAGAAGTGAAATAGCAAAAGGGTTCGAAAATGGTAATGGTAAGTTCTATTACGATATTACAGATCTTATATACGAGGTTAAAGGTAAGAAACTTAATTGTAAGTTAAGTAACGGAGCTAAGTTCTTAGAGCTTAGGAATATTAAACTAGATAAAGATATAACTGTTAATACTAAACTAGTATTAGGTATAGATTTACCAGATAGAAATACTCTTAAAGCTATGGAGACTGATAATCCTAAAGTTTACGTAATGTTCTTAAGAGAAGGACCTACTATTTATAGTTATTATATGTTTATATTATCAGATACAGCTGGATCTTATGGCGTTTATCATAACTTATTTAGTAGTAGAATATACCTAGAGAACAAGGAACGTAATGAAGAAAATAAGAAAAACAAAAAGAGTTAAGAAAGAGAAGCTATCTGAAATAACCAGAGACTTCCTTAATAACAAAATGAGTAACAGATTAGCTTTTAGACAACGAGAGGAAGAAGAAGATGATATCGAAGAATATGAAGAAGAAGATCTTGAGAATGAGACAGAAGAAAACAAGGATTGATATCGTAAGACAGATATTAGAAGACAAGTTAGTATTTACAGATTGGTTCCATCGATCTGTAGGTACTTATAACGCTAGAAACACATCTTATAACAGGAGTCACTATGACAGATTTTAACAATGAACTTAAACTATGGAGAGAAGCTAGAGATATTACTATAGCTTCTCAAAAACCAGGACTAGTAGGTAACTTACTAGAAGAGACTACAGAGTTAGCTAGAGCTCATTCTACTAATGATGTAGTAGATGCTATGTTAGACTATTTCGTATATGCTGCTAATGCTATAGAAGGTATAAATCTTAACCAAGAGCTACTAGCTAATGAGCTAGATGATGTTAATAAGAAGAAACATAAGTTCAAAGAGCTAGAACCAGAAGCATTTGAAGTATTTAAGAAATATTTTGTTAACCAACTACTAGAGGGTATTAAAGCAGCTAGCTTCCTAACAATGCCTAGAATAGAAGATACCGATAATAAACATAAAGAGATAGTAGAAGTTTATACAGAGTATCTTAATAAACTATTTAGGATAGTTAAAGCTACTATTTTAATAGCTGGTTATGATTTTGATCTAGCTGCTAATGAATGCTTAAAGGCTATCCATAGTAGAAAAGGTAAATGGAGTAATGACTTACGTAAGTTCGTTAAAGATCCTAACCAAACAGATCGTTATGAACCTAATTATGATTTAGCTAAACTATAAAAGTATCTACAGGTATAGAGTATATACTCTATACCTGTAGGCTATTTAACTTTAAAAGAGAAATTATTCAGTCGGAGCTTCTTCAGTTGGCGCTTCTGAAGACTCCTCAGTAGAAGTTTCTTCTGTTGTCTCTTCTGTCATGGTTTCTTCAGAAGTATCTCCAGTATCTCCTGATTCATCTCCCATGCCAAAATCCATATCATCTCCTTCGCCAGTACCCATATCCATACCGTCACCAGTGCCATCACCACTATCGTCTCCGTTGTCATAGCCCCCATAGTCAGAGCCTGAACTTAGATCTCCAAACTTTTCTATTACCTTCTTCTGGTATTGATCAGATAGTTTCTTAATATCTTTACCACGTCGTTCTGCATAGCTAATAAATGCTTCTATAACTGCTTGTGCCATATCTGCATTCTCGTCGAAATAAGGATACATTAGATGTCCGTCATCTTGTTTTACATACCACTCTAAGATCTCTGTCATATAGTTATTATTCTGTAACCATTTCTTAAGAGCACCTGCTTTAATCATACCTTTGATCTTATCAGCGTCTTGGTTAGCAGATCCTATAAAGTAAGTATCTAGTAGTTCTTGAGAGTATAAATTACCTACAACAGTATTTAACTTGCTATAATAAGCATCGAATGCTTTAGCTTTCTCATCATCATCTCCAAACTCTGGATACGGTAGTTCTATCTCTATAGTAGTTCTAAAGATATCTGTAAGATAGTTAACTAGATCTTTAGCTTTTATCTTATCTAAGGATATTTCTTCTTCCATAGCTACTGAAGTTTTAACATGTTTAGTTATTACATCTTTATTAGCTGTTATAGTATCTCCTATTTCAGCTTTAAGTAAAGGATCATTAGTTATATACTTACGCACATGTTTAGTAAGCATAACCATAAACTTATCTTGTAAAGATATGATACGTTTCGCTAGTAGTTTATTCTTTATAACTACAGTAGCTGCAAAATCTTCTTTAAGACCTTGTTCTACTAGCTCTGGAGAAATACCTAATGATTTAAGTATCATATTCATAATCTTAGTATAAACATCATTACTAGGATCTACAGCATCTCCTCTAGCACCAGTACGAGTATCTCTAGTTACATCCATCTTAGGTAAATAAGGAGATACTACTTTAACAGTATAACCTTGACGTATAACCCAGTTATGTAATGATGTATGTTCCATAGTACCTAATGGGAATGATACGTTGTTAGTACGTAATAGTTCTGACATATACTTTTCAGCTGTTACCATAGGATTAGTATCATCGTCATCTAGTTCTAATGTTATATCTGTTATAGGTATAGAGTTCTGTATAGAAGATTTAACATTAGCATATAGTAACATACCTGCCATAGAAGCTAAAACTACAAGATCTTCTAATAATGATTTTCCAGTGCCATTACGGCGATAATCGAAAGCATAGTATTGTATTAACTCTACTGGCATATAAAGAAGTTTAGTACCTTTAGAAGCTAATGCTCTTGATAACATAACACGATAAATATCTGCAGAGTTTTTAACTTCTACTAGATCATCTAGATCTCCAGAACGTAATCTAGATTTGATCATATGGTCTACTATATCTCCGTATAGCTGCTCTATATTATCTAGTTCAGCTACTTCTGCTAAACCACCGAATAAACCTAGTTTAGCTTTATTAATAATAGAGGTTTTAATATCTGTAGCTCCAGATACAGGCGTAGGGTTACCACAAGCTGCTAGTAGATCTAAATCTTCTAAAGCAGATGATAGGTTAACAGGGTTACCTAACTGATCTAATACTACGAAATATCCTACATGCCTACAAGGTTCTCCTGTAGCATAAATAGGTATTACAGATTCTACTGGTAAGTGAAGTACTAATGGCATAGATACTGACTCTCTTATAGTTTCATCTTCTTTAAGAGCAAACTCTACATCTGATGGTCTATTAGCATTAGTGTTACGGAATAAGAAGTCTAAGTAATGAAATGTGTTTTCACCTGTCTCAGCTTCTAGGTTCATAGTGTACTTATCTTTTTTAACATCACCTGTTAGAGTATTGATAGTCTGAGCTGCTTTACGTAAGATAGAGTAATCATTAGTTATCTCTAAGTTAAGATTAGCTTCTGATAGTGTAAAGCTTTGAGTTAATTTATCTTTATTAGCTTTAGATATATCCATGTTAGAGTAAGAAGTAACTACAGACTCTCCGTTGATACTAAAGCTTGATTTATTAGTACTACCGAATACACTACCTAGTGATTCGCTATTAACAAGCATAGCTTCGCCATCTCTATTATAAGACATAGTACCTACACCATTATATCCACCAGAATAGTTAATGAGTCTATCTACAGAAGCTTCTGGTATAATAGCTTCTACATAAGCGCCTTTAGTAAATAAAGCTTCTTCTAAGATAAGAGGTAGTTTCTCTTCTAGCTTATAGTTAGTCTCTATATAGTTTTTGATAGTATTGATAATAGCCGATTTAACAGAAGTTGCTAAGTTGATAGCAGGTGCTTTGTAGTTAAATCCATTAGTAACCATACTATTTGGATCTATTATAGAAGATGTCATAATTTGAATAGCTATCTTAAGATCTGGAAGTAGTTTAAGGATAGATTCGTTATTACGAATTTTATGTGCTGTACTTTTGACTATCGCTTCGTGATTATACGATGTGTAGGATCTCAAGTTGGCTGATTGCCCTGTATTTAGCTTACTTAAGATGGAAGCTACTTGCGGTGCAGTATTGACAATATTAGGTATATTAAGACGGTTGTCTAAAACTTCTGCCATAATATCTCCTTTCCAAAATTCCATGTTAAAAATTAGGAGTTACAATGTATACCATAGAGCGTTATATAGCCGGTATCAAGGCACTCACCAATAGCTTGGTTATCAAGATCAACGAGATACCGATGGTAATCAATGCTGGTGTAGAAAATACCATAGGTTATGACCCATTGCAAGATAAACCTACTAAGGAAAATATAAGAGAATGGAAATACTATCTTAACTTAGCAGGTAAGATGCATAGGTTAGATAAACCAATAACCATACGTGTGTTAGAAACAGAACAAGATGAGATACTAACAGCTGATCTATTAAATACTTATCCTACTACTAAAGCAGAGCTACTTAAGATGGATAAGTTCTATAAGAACTACACAGATGAGCATCCTGAATATATACGTTATATCCATGGTTGTATGTTTCCAGTAGATATAGATCAAGCTATAGAAGCTCCTGAAGGAACTATCTTAGCTTATAATAAAGACTTTGTAGAAGATAACGAGTATTACCTAATACCAGAACTACAAAGATATATAAAAGATATGTTAATACGTTGGCATGTTAAACCATATACAATAGTAGATAGTTTATATTTACCATCGTTAATAGCATTTTTATACTCTAGTATCTATCTTAAGATTATGAACTTGAGATTAGATAAAATAAGCACATTCCAAGTACATAGTTTCCACTTAGAACACTTCTTTAGATCTAGGTTAGACCTATGGGATGAAGTTAACATCTTAAATAAGAAATCGTTATTCTGGCTATATAAGAATCTTGATGTTATGATGCATAACGTAGGTAAAGATTTAACGTTTAAGAAAGTCTATGATAAACTATTCCAAATGAACGGAATAGGTATAGGAGAATATACGTTAAACAGAATAGATCCTAAGTTCTCAGATGGTAAGAATGATGTATACCAACCTAGTTATGTTAGAGATCCTGCTAACTTGATAACTAAACAGTTGAATAGGTCTTATCTTACTAATAACGGTAATACAGAGTCTATAGAGTCTATGACTACTAGACAATTAACGATACTAGAAGATGTTAATAAGAATATGCCTGCTACGTTCCAAGACTACATAAAGAAAGTAGTTAAGGAAGATACTAATAGAAACATATTAGCAGAACAGAAAACTAAAGTTATAGATATAGATAGAGCAGAGTTACTTAAGAAAACAGGGTTAGATTTATTCTCGTTAGTATTAGACTACTGGGTATATGGGTTACATAAAGATAAACTCTACAAGATGAAGGTACAGTATAATGGTAATATAAGTAGTAATAAGAAAAAGAATACATTAGAGAATAATGATGTTAACTATGTAGATAATGAAAATAAAATATATAATGTAAGTCCTAAAGTAGGGTTACTTATGTTCTTGAAATTGATGCTATATGCATCTGGAGATCTTAATGCTAAATTAACTAGTATAACTTATAATAGAGTCTGTGATTTTGATCCTGTTAGATTCCAGAACACTATAGATATTATCATTAACGATGGTGTATCTAGACCTGTATTAGAAGCTATTAAAACTGTATTACCTGTAGAACCTGATGTATTTAGTACTATAGAAATGTTTAAGAAGTTCCTAAATGAATCTATAGAACTAGCTAAAATAGTTTGGGTATTATGTAGTAACGTACAGAACTTCTTTACGTCAGATGCTATAAAGAGAGTATTCTTAACACTGATAAAAAGAGATAAGTATTACCTATCTGAAGATAATGGTTCTTATACTATAGACGAGTTATTGAAACAACATGGTGTTACATTCCCTATAAGTCCTTATACGGATATAGTAGCAACTATGAAGAGCATGATTAAAACCTTTACTGGAGTAGAATTAGATCAAGAGGATATTCTATTACAGAATATGGATAAATATAGAAGAATCATTAAGAAGCTAACTTCTTATAGCTTACACGCTATGGGGTCTGCTGGTGTTATAGACGATATAACAGTCTATTATAACAACCCAACAGTACTAACCACTAAGAATGGTTTTGTTATAACCTATGGGCTATTATTAAAAGGTCTAGAAGATGATATAGCTAGGTTAAAAGCTAACTCTTGGGAAAGTCCTGGTGGGTTATACGTTAATACCATAGAGTTAAGGCCACAGTTAGCATTAGCTAAGTTAAGACCTATCATAGGCGATATGGTATTGAAGTTTAGCGAGCTAAGGAAAGATGGTTGGCCTTTTGGTTATAGTGCTGATTTTGAGACTATACCATCATTTAGGCTAGATGACTATAAATGGTATAACGACTGGTTGACTATTAAACAAGTAGAGTTATCAGCATTAGAGAAAACGATATCCGATATGGACGCTACTGCTATAGATAGTACTCAAGCTCCTGATAGTAATAGTATTAACCTTAAAGGAGCGTTACTAGAGTATCAAAAACTCTATGGAGAGTTAATAGTTAAGAATGGTCCATGGTTAGAAGAAGTAGGTGCTTATAACTTCAATACTATCCCTACATTCTGGGATACATTTGCAAGTAGTCAAGACTATCTTAAGACTATAGGTATATCTTTAGTACCTGTAGAAGATGTTGATTATACATTAGCAGGTAGTAGCTCAGAACCTAATGATGATATAGCAGCTAAAAGAGTATTTAAAGGTGATATGAAGTTGTTAGAAGAAGTTAGTGGATATGGTGTAGAGAAACATGTGTTAAAAACAGAAGCTACTTATGATTTTACTAAGACTTATACTACATTAGATATTAGCGATTTTGTGTCAGATAGTAAATATGTTAAAGTAGGATTAATGGCATTTACCTATGATAAACAAGATGGTACTCCTACTGCTATAGAAGAAGTTAAGAACTTATTTACTTATGTAGTAGAAGATGTTATTAAACAGAAGCCTGAGATATTAAGTAGGATCAATAACACTGTAGGCGTACAAGATAATGCTGAAGTATTTAATAAACTTAAGAAGACTACGTTAGATAAAGCAGACGCTGTAGGATTAGCTATGTTACCTTATAAAGTAGTATCTAATGGTGAAACCTATGATAAATGTAAATTATTATACATAGGACTAATAGATAAAGATGGTAACATGGATGTTTATGATTGTTCTAAGGTTAAAGTATTAACATACGATGATCTAAAACTATGTCCTATGGTTAAAACTGTTCCTAATGCTTATAATGGTAAATTAGTATCATTACCTTCTAAAGTATCTAAAGATAAAGTAATAACTGTTAGTGTTAACTTAGTAGATAACCTAACATTACCTGCTTTATTCAGTAACCCTAAAGAGAATAATCAGAAACTAGCTGATATGTTTACAGAGATTAATGGTTTCCAAATAGGTAGAACAGTAAGGGCTAAATACGATCCTGCTGTTAAAGAGTCTATACTACCTTATTTTGTACCTGGGTTAGATACTAACAGAACGCTATACCATACGTATCCTATGTCTACAGACTTTACAGTCTATGTTAGTAGTGAGTTAAATACATTACCTAAAGATTTACCATATACTAATAAAGGAACATTAAGAGATCATCTTAGTAAGATATTAGCGTATGATGAGTCGTTAGGCTATACAGCACAATATAAATGGATAATGATCAATAGTATGTATTACAAACTAACTGATGTTATAACATTTACAGCAGAAGAGTATCCAAGGATAGGTAATAATAAAGATAATGTTTATGTACTACCGAATAAACCTATGTTATACATAGATATCATAGAGTCTCTAAAACCAGATGAAGCTAATAAACTTCTGATAATAGAATATGATAGAGGTTGGAAACCTAGATGTTGTAACTTTAAGACATTTACTAGGAACTATACATTCGAAGAGTTTAAAGAAGAGATAGGTAGTAATACAGTAACAGGTAATATACCACACTATATTGTTAATCCTAAGATCAACACTATGTTACTAGGTAAAGATATTACCGACATAGAGTTTAAGAACAGAGTATTATCACATGCTGGATACTACGAGATAGGAAGATTAGAGTTCGTTAACGTAGGTAATAACCTAGTTACAGGAATATCTACTACTCCTACTAAAGAAGATCTATTAACAAGATTTGGTAATGAGTATCCATGGTTAAAAAACTTAAATATAGAAGAGTAAGAGAGGTTAACCTCTCTTACTCTTCTTTCTTATAACGTACTTCGTATGTGCATGCCTTGCAAGTAGTTCTTAAGTGTCTGAGTAGATACTACTTTACTACCTGATAGGTTAGAGATAGCCATGATCTCTTTCTGAGATGCTTCACCATTCTTCATAAGTTGATTAGCATATTCTTGTTGTGCTTTAACATCACCACCACGTACTCTTACCATCTCTGTAGCTGTTTCTTTCATATCCATAGCTAATAATAGTTGTTGTTCTGGATAAGTTAATTTACTACTACGAGATTTACCAGCTACTTGTCCTGTTAAGTTATCTATGGACATATTATGCTCTGGGATAGATATCTTTTTAGTAAGTAGTTGTTGCGCTCTTCTTACGGGTAATATCATAGTTAATGCTTTAATAGGTAGGATGTGATCTGGATAATCTGGATGGTTGGTAACTTTAACTCTTTGGAAGAACTCATGTCCTATTTGTTTAGCTACTTTAAAGTTATTTTCTACAGATACTCTTATCTTACCATCATTAGGTACTACGATAGAGATATGTACTTCTCCTTTTTTCATTCTCTGCATAAAGTTATCGAATTCTTCATCTGTCATCCTATCGAATAAGTCTTGATAGAGTTTAGTATTCTCATTACCAGCTACTATAGCTCCTACATATTTTATTATATAATCTTGTACTTGTTGTCGTTTAGGGTTCATGTTAGTTATCTCCTCTATGAACATTAATTAAAAAATCACCTATCTAAGTCTTATTCAGACTTAGATAGTTCGTTTTGTATTTCGATAAAGAATTCAAATACTTTATTACTTTTACAGTAAGGTAGTATTAACCTGTCTAGGTTTTGTAACCAAGGTACATGTGTACCTGAATGTTCTATAGTATTAAGTACCATACCTAAGTTTTCTAATTCTATATAAGCTCTAGCCCGAACTAGTAGCTGGATAAAGAATCTATTTATAAGTACCTTTTGATAAATAGAATGTGTATCTTTTGTAGTCTGAATGATAGGGTCGTTCATAAAGTATTCAGCTGCTTCTTCGGATATGATTAGTTTTATAGCATTATAGACATCTAGTGTTAAATCTACGTCATCTTGAGGTTTATTAAAGAAATCATCAGATGTTAACCTAATAGCTTCTTTAGATATAGTTTTAACTGCTTCAGGTACTATAACATCTGCTAATATACTAGAAGCTGCTTGACTTAAATTTTCTATGTTCATAGTCTTCTATTCCTTATTTAAAATTTTATAAGTTCTCTTACCTTTATTAAAGGTGTAGCTTTTATTATAAATATACCCAATAACTCTATTGCTAGTAATTTATAATGTTGTTGATCTTCGTTATTAAGTAAAGAGAATGCTATTCCGTAGGCATTCTCTTTTGTGTCCGCATTTACAGTATATAGTTTTGTTTCGTTATGTTGATTTAGAAACAACACATCATACTGATTCATGTTGTTAGTTCTCCTTATTTCTTTTTCTTATCTTCAGATTTCTTATCTTCATTTAGCCAATAAGGTTTATAAAGACCTTTTCTCATTTTGAGTAAATCAACTGTACTAAGGTACGGTACAGGATGAGAATATTGGTTAAATGTCCAATAACCTCTAGTGTCTAATAATGTATTCCAGTCATATCCTAGTTTCTTAATGTCCTCGTATAATTCCGCAGGAGTACACATTAGACCAGTTGTTATTAGATCTCTATGGTAAACACTAAGTTGTAATAGTTCTGCTGTTATGTTAATAGCTCTTCTTAACTTAGAGTCATTATCTATTTTACTACGTACGGTAGTTCTACTTAAAGAAACATCAGGATAGATATCTAAGTAATAACTACGATCGTTACCAGAGATACCAAAACCAGGAGTACCTGATTTATTCTGTCTTAAGAAGTGGAACTCTGTTAACGTAGGTAAAACACCTTCTGTTTGTGAAATAAGTATTTCTGTATTAACACCTGATGGACCTGCTTTAGAACGTAACGTAGTTAATATAACTTTGTTAAGATCAGATTTCATAATGTCATTAGGATCTTTAGGATACTCAGGTGCTTTAGTACCTTGATTATAGAATGCAGAACCTGTGTGTGCTTGATAAGCTATGTTAGTAAGAAAACTAAACTTACTACCTACTGATTTAATACTATCTCCGTTCTTAAGGAACTGAAGTTTCTTAGATGGTTCTTCCCATGGTTGTAATCCCATATTAACTTTATCACCAGTATGAGCTGTTAAAGCTATGTAAGTAGAACTAGATGGACATCTACCTGGTAGCTGTGCTAAGAACTTAGTTTTAAAGTTGCCTTGTTTCATAGCGTAAGTATTAGTGTCTTTAGCATCTAAGTCTCCAGATAGCATATCTGTTACTGACTCTGCTTCAAACTCTGTAAAACTATCTATCTCTACGAATGTAGGTACTGGGATAGTC